CCCCAAATCTCGGTTATCAATCAAACACAAACAAACCCCTGGGTATACCTCGCAGCTTAACCGAGAACCCGGGGGTAAAACGAACGGTTGGCCGAGCGGTCAGGCACCGGTTTGCAGAACCGGATACACAGGTTCGATTCCTGTACTGTTCTCGGGTTTAGTTTAGTTGATGAAGGGTTTCCGGTAAGTCATTGGTTTGGCTTACCGGAGCAAACAAAGGGGTACCGCCCAAAAACGGTTTTCATAGGTTAAGGTTGGCCGCCGCCGGTCAGGTATCGGTGGCGGTTTTTTTTGGCAAATCAATTACACTGAATATAACATGGCAACAAAAATTTTCAAAGACTACTCGGAATTCCTGCAAAGAGAGGATAAAGCCGAAAACGGCGTAAGTCAGATTTTCGCTGACAATAATCCCAACTGGGAGGCCCAGAACGCCACTAACAAAGGTTGTTGGAACTGCTCCGGCTGCTCCGGCTGCTCCGGCTGCTTCGACTGCTCCGACTGCTCCGACTGCTTCGACTGCTCCGGCTGCTCCGACTGCTTCGGCTGCTCCGGCTGCTCCGGCTGCTCCGGCTGCTCCGACTGCTTCGACTGCTCCGACTGCTCCGGCTGCTCCGGCTGCTCCGGCTGCTCCGACTGCTTCGACTGCTCCGGCTGCTCCGGCTGCTTCGGCTGCTCCGGCTGCTCCGACTGCTCCGGCTGCTTCGACTGCTCCGACTGCTTCGGCTGCTTCGACTGCTCCGACTGCTTCGGCTGCTCCGACTGCTCCGATAAAAAGGGAGAATCAAAGCCTGCCGGAATACCGGTAATTGAAAATATCCATCAAAAAGTGTTGGATGCGGTCAAAATGCCCAACGCACTAGACATGTCTACCTGGCACACATGCGACACAACGCACTGTAGGGCGGGCTGGGTAGTCACCCTTGCGGGCGAAGATGGTAAAGCTTTGGAGGAAGAAACAAGTACCGAATTTGCCGCATTGCAGATTTATCGAAAGTCCAGCAATATACGGGTTTCACCCGTGAGGTTTTACGAGGGCAACGAAACGGCAATGGAGGATATTAAGCGATGTGCGGAAGAGGAGGCGAAACAATCCAAACAGGAATCATAATGGCAAATACAGTAATCATAACCGACTCCGGCGACGAGCAGCCCGGCACTTCCATAACCACGCCTATCGGATCAAGGAATAAAACCACTTTACAGGCCCAGCCCAAGCCTACCTATAACAATTGGGCAAATTATATACACAAGCAAACCAAGTAATACCTATGGAGCAAAAAACACACTGGAAGCGGCTGATAAACCCCGATTATTTAGGGGCACACAGTCTAGACCCGGGCAAAGACCTTACACTGACCATAAAGACGGTTGGGCGGCAGATGGTGAAGGGGGAAGGGGGGAAATCAGACGAATGTACTGTAGCCCATTTTGTTGAAAATGTAAAGCCGATGATTTTAAACCGGACGAATTGCAAAACCATCAGCAAACTTTATCTCACCCCTTATATAGAGGATTGGGCCGGTAAAAAGATAACAGTCTTTGCTACCACCACAAAAGTAGCCGGGGACGAGGTAGAATGTCTCCGCATCCGGCCAGCTGTTCCCGAAAACAAACTCCCAGAACTGACCCCGGTGAGCCCTAAATGGGATGGCGCCAAAAAGGCCATCATTGACGGTACGGCCACCGTTGAGGGTATCAGAAAACACTACACATTATCCACAGAAAACGAAAAACTCCTAACAGTAAAATAATGGGATTCATCGAAGAAACTAACGAATGGGAAGCCGCGCGTCTGGGCAAGTTCACCGCCAGTCAAATACACGTCCTTATGGGTACGGGCAAAACAAAGGCCGAATATTTTTCCGTGGGCGCCATGACCTACATTCTGGAGGTGGCCGGTGAACTTATCACGGGGGAAAAGGCTGACGACTTTGGCGGTAACTCCGCAACCGAGTGGGGGCATGCCAATGAAGCATTAGCTGTACGCGCCTTTGAAGCCGAAACATTTATGGAGGTTGCCTACTACGGTAACGCCAATCCCAAGTTCTACCCCCTGGAACAGGCACCCCAATTTGCCGGCGGTTCCCCGGACTTTGAAACCACGCATGCCGTGGGGGAAGTTAAGTGCCCGCAAAAGACCGCACACCACCTGAAGCGCCTTTCTTACAAGAATGCAGCCGACCTCAAAAAGAACGAGCCCGGATATTATGGTCAGTTGCAGTTTAATATGCTTTGCGCCGGAAAAGAAAAGGGCGTGTTTGTTTCGTTCGACCCACGCCTGAAAATTGAGGACATGCGGCTAAAAATTATTTGGGTTGACCGAGATGTATCATACCTCAATGAATTGCTTGTGCGCCTCTCCAAGGCAATAGAAACGCTTTTGGAAATTCTACCCAAAGAGCACTTTAAACTGGATTGGTCTACCGAGCCTTTTGTTATGCTGGCCGACCACGACAGTGAAGTAAACGCAACAATAATTACGGAGGGGTAAGTATGAATAGTACCAAACCAATACTTTTCTCAACGCCAATGGTACAGGCTATTTTGCGGGGAGATAAAACGCATGACAGGCGGCTTGTAAAGCCCGCTAATGGGCTGCAATCAAAATGGGCAGACGTTGAAACTTTAGCCCGATGCCCATCCAATTATATTTGTGAAATTAATGGGAAGCTGGGTGCTCAGTTCCAGCATCCGCATGCCGGAACAACACAAGAATACGGTAAAGTTGATGTGATGTCCCCTTGCGGGTGGTTTAAATGTCCATACGGTGCCGTTGGAGATGTACTTTGGGTTCGCGAAACATGGGCTTTGGCGGTTGGTAAAGATGAAGTAAGTCCAGACGAAAAAAAGGGCGCGGTGGAAATACAGGAAGATAGATATATTGTTTTCAAGGCAGATAGCACTTGTGAAATTAATCCGCTGCATCCGGAATGGGGCAAAAAGCTATGGAAGCCTTCTTTGTACATGCCCAAATCCGCTTGCCGGCTGTTCCTTCGCATCACCGATATACGGGTTGAGCGGCTGAACGATATTTCAGAAGAAGATGCGGTCGCTGAGGGAATTGAAATAATTCACTCATCCGAAGTGCCGGTTTTTAGGAAGTATAATCTAAAAGAAAAATTGGGCACCACAAACCCCGTACTTTCATTTCAAACTCTTTGGGAATCCATCAACGGCAAAGGCTGTTGGGATATTAACCCGTGGGTTTGGGTGGTGAGTTTCGTTCGTGTAGATAAACCAGAAAACTTTTAACCATGGGAAATAAAGAACACGTTTACGATGAAGAAATATTTCCGCTGATGAAACAGATACTTGAAATATGCAAGCGCGAAGAAATACCCATGTTTGCTTCTTTTGAGTACGATGGAAATAGTTTTTGTCGCTCAATGATAAATCCGGAAGGTGCTCACATGGTAACGGGTCTTCTCGATATTTTAGCCAAGTGCGCTGAGGGGAAAGGAACTAATATTGACAAATTCTTTATCACTATTGGAAAACTTTATCCTAATGAATCCTCAGCGGTTTTAAAATTGATGGGTATTGAACCTAAAACAAATTAACCATGAACAGAGAAATTTTATTTAGGGGTAAGTGTATGGATAATGGCAAATGGGTTGAAGGATTCTACTCCAACTCGGTGAGGGCCGGCGCAAACTGCCATTATATCCACAATTTCCAAGGCTTGGAATTTACTGGTGCGATGGCCGATTTTTATGTGGAGCCCGGCACCATTGGCCAATACACGGGCCTTATGGACAAGAACGGCACCAAGATTTTTGAGGGCGACATTATGGGCGGTTGGCCGCATGGTACTGTTGCGGTTAAATGGGATGCCGTAAATGCCCTGTTTGTTTCGAGTATCTCTTGTGAGGTGATAAATGAAGAAAATGGAGAGTTTGAGAGAAGTGAATATTCGGCATTATTTGCTAATGATTTTGCCGATTGTCGCGAAGAATGGGAAGTTATCGGCAACATCCACGACAACCCCGAACTACTCACCCCATGAAAGCCGAAATCAACATATCTGCCCCGCTTGGGCTTCCGGTAAGAGATGTTTGGTTTCTCTACACGGGCGATGTGCCCGAATCGTTAGGCAGAGAAAACCTCATGCCGTCCGATTACAAAGAGGCCAAAGAACTCGCGGATTGTGAAAGAATGGTTGCCGATGCGGAGCCGTTTGTTATAGATGTATTACCGGTCCCCTCCGAAAACGACCCGAGAAAGGGCATCCGGTTCGGCGCCGACCACAACGGAAAAATACTCTACTTCCACCTGCCCGAAGGTTCTGTTTTCAAAGTGATGCGCGTAAGTGATTGGGCAGAGCATCACCGGTACACATCGGAAGAAATTTTACACCACACCAAAAACATCAGAAAGGAGTTGGCATGAAACAGACCCTTAAAGGAAGTGGAATTACAATTAACACTGACGCCAGTTACAATACCCATAAAAGGGGTTGTGCCGGCTATGCCTTTTGGATTGTATGTAACCTTTTCAAAATACAAAAGGGCGGTATGTTTAAGAAGAGGGAACCAGCCAATCCCATTGAAGCAGAAATAATGTGTATAGGTAATGCAATAGCCACCCTTTTGGCCCAAAAGCAAATACCGGAAGTTGATTGGGTCTTACTGAACAGCGATTGCGTACCGGGAATGGATACAATTGAGGCGGCCAAGACGCCGCTGGGCAAACAGGTAAAAAAACTATGGCTGCAACTCAAATCTAAAACCGGCGCAAAAACAATGGTTATGCGCCACGTGAAAGCACATACAGGCGCCAATGACCCTCGCTCTTTCGTTAACGAATGGTGTGACAAAGAGGCAAAAAAGTGGATGAAAATATCAACTAAGCAAAAGAAATGAAAACCCGCAAGTGTGCAGTATGTACCAAGCCTTTCACTCCCGCAAAACGGGGTGTAAATACCTGTGACGAAGAGTGTGGGGCAATATGGCAGCGTTCACTTGCGATAAAGTCCGAAAAGCGCATACTGAAAGCCGTAAAGGAAACCCTTAAAAAAAGACCCTACTACGTAAAGCAGTTACAGGACGAGATTAACAGACTGGTCCGCTTGATTGACACGGGCCACCCCTGCATAAGCAGCGGAAACATAACGGGCCAATTCCATGCGGGGCATTACTACTCTGTGGGAGGTAACGATACCATCCGTTTTCACCTGATGAATATCTACGCGCAGACCTCCGAGCAGAACAGGTTCAAAAGCGGCAACCCGATAGGATACCGCGAGGGATTGTGTAACACATTCGGGGCTGAGCACCTGGATTATGTAGACAGCCTCAAGGGACATCCAACCGTTAACCTCTCAATAATCGAACTGAAAGAAAAAATAACGGTTACCCGGCAACTTATCAGGGAATTTGACCTGTTTCTGTGCCCTTTAGATAACAGCATGAGACTGGAGTACCGCAGGAAGTTCAACGAAAGACTGGGAATTTATAAATACTGACCCCATGAGCACCAAAACCGAAGATACAAACGATTTGGCAAAGCAGATTAAATCGCTTTCAGACCGGCTGCTGAAACTTGAAAAAGAACAGCAGGTAACCGGGGTTATGTCGGCCCGCTTTGATGAAATTCTACTGGAGAAGAACAACATCCGTATCAAACTGACGGCTTTGCGCATCCGTCTTGAGTACTTGGGTAATCTCTCGGGCTTTGCGCTGCCGGATAACTATAACACAATCCCCAAAAGAAAGTAACTATTAAATTTTATAACAATGGAACAAACACAAATCTTACCCGTTCTTGACTTAGAAGTATTACAGCAAAAGGCTAACGAGGCGGCTATGGACGGCGCCACAAAGGCTATTAAGGAATATTACAGCGGTTATAATTCCCCGTATGTCAAGGCTATTGAAGAGGGCCTGAAAGGCAAGGAGTTTGGCTCTTCGCTTGAACTTCCGGATGTTATTGCAAAAATAAACGACTCACTGTCTGCGGAGATTGATAATATCGCCAATGCCGCCATTGCTCAAACATTTATTCCACTTGTAAAAAGAATACTGACCCGGGAGGATTCGGAGATTAGATTCTCCGATATTTTAAGAAAATTCGTTGACACGGCTCCGGAGAAAGGTGTTGAACTTATTTACGAGTTTGAAGTTTCTGTCGAAAAAAGCACACACGGCTGGCTGGATGTAACACTCAGTAGCCCGGACAGAGAATACCGGGTTGTACTTCACAAGAACCACGCCTCCAAGGCTGACGAGAAAGAAAAATACATAATCCTATCCCTGCCGTACCCATCCCACACTAAGGAATATCACCGCACAATGCGGGTAAAGATGGAAGACGCCATCATTGAAATGCCCCTTACGGGAAATTTACTACAGGATGAATTTATATCTTACATAGCAAGGCTATGTATGTGTCGCTCCGTAGTAACTGTAGATGCTACGGATTTTGATGAGAGTATGTTTGAGCAACACTGTCACTGCTAGCCATGAATCTGCAACAGGTAATCACCGAAATGCTGGAATCCATGCTGGACCGTAAGGAACTCGGCAGAAAATGGAGCATCACCAAGGAGCACATAATCCAAGTTGCCAAGGTAAAAGCCAAGGCAGACTTTACGCGCCGGGATGTGGCTAAGATTGTCAGAAAATTACCCTACAGGTTCCTGATGAAAACACCTTCCGGCTACTGCTTCCCGGCTTCGGCAAAAGAGTGGAGTGATTACGCCACATGGAAAGAAAAACAGGCCCGTGGTCTGCTTCATGAGGCGATAGACGAAGGTTCATTTAACTATAACGATTTTATTAAAAGTTTAAGAAATGAAAAGCATAACAGATGTAGAGGCTGAAATAGCCGACCTCAAAAAAAAGTACACGGAGGATGAATTGAAAGAGCTGAGGAAACAATCCCAGCGGACTTTCAACGCGCATTTTGCCCGCATCTCGTGGTTAATGACCATGGTTATGTACCTGGAAAGTGCACCGCACGAATCATTCATACGCTCCGATTTGGAAAGGCTGGAAAATCTCCTGGACAAAATAAAGGCCGGTTACCGGGACTGGCGCGACCAAAACCCCCAGCTGGCTAATCTGGACGAATCAAAAGCCAAAACAAAATACAACAACGAAATGGACACAAAGACCGTTTCCGGACAGATAACAGCCTATAAATACCTCTTGGGATTATGAGTGATGAACATTACCCGGCCGTTCGGGAATTTTTTGACGACATGGATAATTACGACCGCCAAGAAATGGCCGACCTTCTAGAATCTAAAGGTTACTGTGTCTCACTTTCGGGCGTGTCCGGCAGCCGCGAAACAGACTTATCCCATCTGTTAAAGTCGGTGATGGATAACGCGCAGTTTATTACGGATGATGATTTAAAAATGTTGCGGGTAATGTCAAATAAAAGTGTATCAAACCCATCCGGGCTTTAAAATAATAAGTAACCATGAGTAAAACATTCAACACCCCCGAAGAAGTGGCCGCCGTATTGCCGAAAGATATCGCTGAAAAGTATTTAGCTCACTATGACCATGAATATGCGAGTGGCTCTGATGTTTTTCCGACGCACGAACTCGCTTATACCATAAAGTGGTCTTTTGATTGGTCGCAAACTCCCGAAGGCTATTCGTATTGGGAAGATGTTTTTTATCGTGCCCGTGCCGGCGAGTTCGATAAACCGGTGGAAGAAGTGCCATTTTGCCAATTGGCTATATGCCAAATAAGTGGTTGCATAAAAAAATGCAACAATACTGACCACAATCCCCCGAGAAGCCGCGCCGAACAACTGGAAGCGGAGAATGTACAATTGCGGGAAATTATAAAAGTAGCGGTAGATTGGTATATGTATCTCCCCTATGCCGGCCGTGGCGCACTTGAAACGTATAATGTAATGCGCACTATTGCTGATGCGCAGAAAGGACAAGGAAAATGAACGCATTGGAAATTGAAAAGGTGCTCGCTACCCTCAAGGCAGATAAAAACGGTCGCATACGTGGTAAAAACAGAGCCATAAATGCCATTATGAGCCTACACTTAAAATCACAGGAGGGAAAAAAATGAGCAACACACCGAGCACCTCCGACAAAGAACTGGCTAATTGGATTTACTATGGAGATGCAAACTTCTATTGTTTTCCATGCGTAGAAGAAAGAATGGATGAAATAAACACCAACAGAGAATTTGCGGATGAAATAGACTATGAATCGGGCGACACCTGTGGATATATGCAGGACTATGCCGATGTTGATTATCATGTCGAGTGCTGTAAATGCGGTAAACCCTTATTCTCAAAAACAGACTGTTAAAAAATGGCTGATAACACAAAAGCACCAAGCACCACCGACAAACTGCGCACCATGGCCGTGTTCATGGGATGGAAAAAGTTGGCAAAACCGTTGGGGGATAAGGGGTTTTACCTGCGAAAAGATGGACAGGTTATGAACGTCAATGATGTGCCTTTTAATACCTCTTATGATTCATTAATGCCGGTATGGGTGGCCTTCAGGGAAAAGTACAGGCAATTCGAGCCTGACATGAACCTAAAACCCAGCGCTGATTTTTTACACCATTTAGAAACAATTGAAAACGCAATAACACGGTCAGGTGTTTCCGAAACCTTCGACCTGCTTTCCGAAGCCATCACTTGGTATAACTCACTAAACAAACAAGACCATGGATAAAATAACATTGAAAGAATGGGCGGCGCTGTTGCCCTATGATGTAATGTGTGTATTTCAACACCCGGATGGGCAAAAAGAATATGCGTGGCTAAAACCTTCCAATCTGCAAACCATCATGAATAACGAATATAAGCCTTTGGTACGCCCATTATCAGACCTCGCCAAGGAGATAACCCATCACGGCGAAACGTTTCATCCAGTTGAACACTATGCAAACTGCTTTGGGGCTAACGACGATGTATTGTATGAAAACACTAGTGAAGAAACAGGGGAACTGCAATCCAACTGCCAATCACTGCCGCAATATGTTTTTGAATGGTTAGTATCGCTTCACTTTGATGTATTCGGTTTAATCGGTCGCGGTCTTGCGCTACCAGTTGAGGAGGGGTCCAATGGATAACCAGCTGACTACATTCAACACAGGCGTGGCCGAACTGTTGTTTATAAAAACCGATTATCCCAAAGTTTGGGTAGATTCAACCGGCGGATGCAAGAGCCTTATGATAGGCACCGATTTAAACGAGGTATGGGATAATTTGCCACTCCCGGAAGGAAACGGCGAATGGCAACTGTTGGGCGACCCGTTCACCCTTACCAACGAACAGTGGCAAAGAGTGTTGCTGTGTGGCTATGCATCACAGCAGGGCAACGGCCCCGAATTGGTTACCTACATAGATTATGAAAAAGGAACACATGCCTTTGTATCGGCCGTGTCTTCTGCCCTCTCGCTGCTGAATAAACTGGAAGTGTACGCAGTGAATCCGTACGAACAAGACTTTAACCAAATTGATGAGGGATTTTCTGGATATACAGAAAGTGAAAAAGAAGCTATATACCACCATTATGAACACGCCCAATCCCGCACGGGCAAATGGGTGGTGCTGGCTAAAATGAAAGAAAATGGATAAACCCGTATTGGACGTAACCTGCGGAGCTCGTATGATGCACTTTGACAAAAACAATCCGCTGGTTTTGTTTACCGACAAGCGTACCGAATCCCATACACTCTGCGACAACCGCGCCTTGGAAATAAGCCCGGATATTGAGGCCGATTTTACGGAATTACCGTTTTCAGATAAATCCTTCAAGCTTGTGGTATTTGACCCGCCACATTTACTTAAACTGGGGCAAAACTCTTGGATGGCCAAGAAATACGGTGTCCTGTCTTTGGACTGGCGCCATATGATAGGCAAAGGACTTGAAGAATGTATGCGCGTGTTGGACGATTGGGGCGTTTTGATTTTCAAATGGAATGAGCGCGACATCAAACTGAAAGATGTAAAGCCATTATTCCCTGCGCCCCCCACCTATTCGGTCACACCACCTCCCGCAACGGAGAAACAATTTGGGTAACTTTTATGAAAATACCTGAGTAATAAAACAGAAACTAAGATGAAAAAGGAACTCACTAATTTTCAAAAAGAGTTAGAGAAGGCATTAACCGCCCAAGGTTGGACCAGTCCATACCTGAACACCTGGCAAAAGCCGGGTTATCCGGATATTAATGTAAGGAAAATTGAAAACCACGAGGATTTGCTTAAAACTTTAATCGAGGCAGGCGAATGTAAGGCAAAGTGGGATATTCAAAAAGCATTGGGACTTTAAACGAATATAACCATGAAAATAGAAATCAAAGAAACCAAAACACACAATGTTGTAGAAATGCGTGTGGTTGCCAAAGTCCGTTATTGGGAAGATGCCGAGGTGAACGGCCAAGAAGATAACAACGGCGCGCTTATTCCTTGCCGTGATGGTGAAACATGGTGCCCCATAATTAATATTGATACCGGCCAAATCACAAATTGGCAGAAGGGGGTAGTTGCGGACATTCATTACAAGGTATGCGACCAGTGTTCATTTTCCCTAATAGACAAATCCGGTGAGGCAGTTTACTACCAAGAAGGAGATTACGTACCTAATGTACTTTGCCCAAAGGATTCCGGCTACGGCGATTACATCATAATGGACGTTGATGCCGAAGGTTTTATCCAAGATTGGGACGCAGATTCGATTCTTGAAATTTTTGGGGAGGATTAACCATGAGTTTAACAGTAGAAGCCGCCAAGCAGATGGTGGCAGAGAAGTGGGGGTTCTCTGATTTGAAACAATTGAGGGTAGCCAAAAACGGATATTACCACTGGGATGGGGTAAATGATGTTATGGCGCTGCTGGAGGGGGAGTGTAAGCACCTCTCCGCCGAACTTGAAAAGCACCGGTGGATACCGGAGATACCTGCCCGAACTACCATAAAAAACGATTAAAACCCATCACAAATGGCAAAAGACCCGGCATTGGCATTTTATTGGAACGACTGGCACGGAGGTACGGTAGGTTTCACCAGGCACCAGAAAGGCTGTTACATGGATTTGCTGCACGCGCAGTTTAACTCCGGCCCACTCTCGTTAAATGAGATAAAAAATATTTTGGGCAGCGACTTTTCCCAATGGGATGCGCTGCGCAAAAAATTCACGCAAACCGGCGACGGTCTTTTTTTTAACGAGCGGATGGAAACCGAGAGAAATAAACGTAAAGCTTACACCGAATCACGTAAAAACAACCTTAAAGGAGTGAAAAACTCCCATATGGGAACGCATATGGATAATCATATGGCCCCTCATATGGATAATGATAATGATATAGATAATGAAATTGAGATTAAGGGTAAAAGGGGTGCAGGGGAAAAAGGGAAATTCACAAAGCCGACCGTCGAGGAAGTAAAAACTTATTCCGGGGAGATAAAAGCCAACATTGACGCGCAGAGGTTTATTGACCACTACGAGAGCAACGGCTGGAAAGTCGGGGGCAAATCGGCCATGAAGGACTGGAAAGCAGCCGTGCGGAACTGGGCAAAAAACAACTTCGGGGCCAATAGCAGGCCCGTGGTTGACACAAAAACAGTCTCGGATACCTCTGATACACCTGCGGGTAAATTAAGCTACGGAGAAGCATAAAATGAAAAACACTGAAAAGAGTAATCTGAAACATTGGTTTATCGAGTATTCTAAACTCGTGATGGACGGAGGGTATACCATTGATGACCGAAACCGGGAAATGGTCAAGCAGATATTCGACACCATAACAGAAAGTAATAAAGGTGCCTGTCTTATCGGAAATACGGGCTGCGGTAAAACCATGCTGTTTGAAATCTTACTGCGGGTGATACACCCTTCGTCATCGGTAAAATTTGCCAAAATATCCGTAATTGATACGGTATTAGACTTTAACACTAACGGGCATTCCGCGTTTTTGCACGGCAAGGACAGGAATATTATCTATGATGATTTGGGTATTGAACCTGTTGGAAAATATTACGGTGACAGCGTAGACGTGTTTAATCAGCTCCTGCCAAGGAGGTATGACCTGTGGCGTTCCACAGGTGTAAAAACCCACATCACTACTAATCTTGGGATTAGAGACTTAGAGGAAAGATATGGAAAACGGGCTGTAGTAAGGATTTTTGAGATGTGTGATGTTTATCAGATGCCCCAGATGGATTTCCGCAGACTCCAAAATTTCAAAGGGTTTCCGCCGGTTTATCACCCGCCGACCGCCGAGCAGTTAGAGTGGATTGATAAATGTAAGCGCCGGCAGGAAGAAGCGGCTGCCAAAGAAAAACCGGAGATAAACAGGTCAGGTATGGGCAACAGGTTAAAGCAGTATTGGGACTCTTTAGGGAAAGGAGGTCAAGAATGAGATTTGCCACTTTCTGTTCCGGGATAGGAGCGCCAGAAACCGCATGGGAACCGTTGGGGTGGACTCCGGTGTATTGTTCCGAAATAGAACCGTTCCCTTGTGCTGTTCTTGCACACAGGTTTCCCAAAGTCCCGAATATAGGGGACATGACCAAAGTATTCACAAACGAAATTTTCATAAATGAGCCTATTGACCTTATTTGCGGAGGAACACCCTGCCAAGGGTTCTCAATCGCCGGACTCAGGGGCGGCTTGGACGACCCGCGTTCTCAGCTTTCACTCACCTTCGGACGTATTGCCGCCGAAAAAAGGCCGCGCTGGATCCTATGGGAAAACGTCCCCGGTGTTCTTTCAAGTAACGGAGGACGCGACTTTGCGGAGTTTTTGGGATTCCTCAGCGGACAAGGAATTGAGCCGCCAAAAGGAGGATGGAAAAAGGCCGGAATCATCCCCGGCTACCGGAATGCCTACGGGCTCGCCTGGCGTGTGCTTGACGCTCAGTACTTCGGTGTGGCCCAGAGACGCGAGCGTGTGTTCGTTGTCGGATACCTTGGAGACTGGCGACATGCCGCGGCGGTACTTTTTGACGCCGAAGGCTGCGCTTGGCATCCTGCGCCGGGCAGAAAAACGGGGCAAGACCCTTCCTGCTTTGCTGCATCAAGCATTGGTGCATATATCGAAACGGAAGTCGGAGGAACCGTGAGAGCCAACGGCGGCGACCTGGGCGGAGGGAGCGAAACATTATGTTTCGGGGGCGGTAATACATCGGGCCCCTTAGCCGTAAGGCATGCCGCAACGGCTAAGGGGCAGCGGAATGATTTTGAGGTTGAAGTTTTTGCAGTGTCCTTCGGTGCCATTCCGATAAACACCCAAGTGGCAACCAGGCATATATCCATGGGTAACGGAACCGGATTTGGTGTCGGTGAAGATGGGGACCCGGCATTTACCATAACGACAAGTCACTCCCACGCGGTGGCTTATTTTGATGGCGTACAGATTACCAGCAAGACAAACCGTTCAACGGTGGAGTTTGGAGATTCTGCTGGAACATTGTCAAGTGCAAGTTTGCCGCATGTAATTACCTCCGCGCATTTTGAAACATCGCCAGACCAAAATATGTTTGACGGACTAAACGTGCGTCGCCTCACCCCCAGGGAGTGTGAAAGATTACAGGGGTTTCCTGACGGGTGGACAAATGTTCCGTTCGGGCGCGGCGTAAAGCCCGAAAAACTGGCAGCCGACTGGATAAAGTACCAGGCCCGCGGCAACCCCAAAGGTCTCACGCGCGAAGAATGTGCCAAACTGGCGGCTGACGGACCCAGATACAAGGCATTGGGCAACTCCATGGCCGTGCCCGTTATGGAGTGGATAGGCAAAAGAATACAGAAAGTAAACGACATTCTGAATGAAACAGAGCGAAAAGATACTCAGGGTATGTAATCTCGACGGGATGCGAAAATTCTCCATTCCCTCAAAGCCATTGGAGGAAAAACGCCCGTACGAGATAAAGCACCTTGTAGAAACCCGGCTTCAAATGAGCCTTACTGACGAAAACAGGGAGCAATACACCGTGGACGCCAGAAGTATATTTTACTTCCTGTGCCGGAGGTCAAAGCATCGCGTCTCTCTTTCCCTTTTGGGGGCCATGGTCGGCAAAGAGCATTGCACGGTACTCCATCACCTTAAAAAGTTCAAAGAGGCGTTCAGGACCGCAGACGACCTTAGGCAGATGCTGTACCATGTTGTAGGTCCCGAAGAATACGGAAAGATAGAAAAAGAACTCACCACTAAATAAAAATGACCATTTACGAACAATCCATCGCGCAGATACGCGCCTACATGGCCGACGGCAAGCAGCGGACTTACGTTCCCAAAATGGATAAACCCACAAGGGAGAGACTCCGCAGGATGGGGTTCAGTGTAACCCATAACGGTTCCGAATTCTGCCGTTGCTTCGGTGTATGCGTACAGTGGGGTAATCGTGCGAGGCATAAGGTAAGTGATAAGTTATCCACGCTGAATGCGGATTTATAAACAAAATCTATAAATTTGCAAGAGTAAATAGGAAATTTATATGGCGGCGGCAAAAACGGATGAGGAAAAAAGGGCAATTGTGGATGAAATCTGCGAGAAGATAATCTCCAATAATATTTCACTGCGCAAAGCCACGGAGGATAACAAGCCTATATCGAAAAGTACTTTCTTGGATTGGTGCTCTGAAAACAAGGGCTTTGCCGACCAATATGCGCGCGCGATGGTTGCCCGTAGCGATGCCATGGCGGACGAAATATTGGAGATAGCTGACGAATCGGCCAACGATTGGCAAATAGACCCCGAAACGGGAAAAGAGTATATAAATCATGAGGTTGTGCAGCGTTCGCGGCTTAAAATAGATACCCGAAAGTGGCTTATGGGAAAAATGGCACCCAAGAAGTACGGCGACAAACTGGACGTCACCAGCGCCGGCGAACAGATTAAACCGAATGTAATATACCTGGGCACAGGACTGCCCCCTGCCGATGAAGCTACTTCCTAAGCAGGAAAACGCACTTTGGTATCTGCGGGACTCAACTACCACGGAAATACTCTACGGGGGTGCTGCGGGTGGAGCCAAATCAAGCATAGGATGCCTTTGGCTCATAGAAATGTGTCAAAGGCATCCAGGCACGAGGTGGCTGATGGGTCGCGCTTTTCTTAAAACACTACGAGAAACTACCCTGAATACGTTTTTCGATTGGTGCTCCCGTTTGGGCATAACAGACCAGTATACTTATAATGGACAGGACCACGTAATAAACTGGCACAACGGGAGTCAGATAATACTAAAGGATTTACGTTTTCTTCCATCCGATGATAAATTCGACCGCTTTGGCTCATTAGAGATTAGCGGCGCCTTTATAGACGAATGTGGTCAAATAACTTTCTTGGCGTGGCAGACCGTAATGTCCCGCATCCGCTACAAACTGAACGAGTACAATATCCACCCGAAGATACTCGGAACCTGCAACCCGACTAAAAATTGGCCGTACCGTGAGTTTTACCGTCCGAAGAAAGAAGGGGTAATAAAGCCGTACCGCAAATTCGTAGCTGCGCTGCCCACCGACAACCCGCACCTGCCCGAAAGCTACCTGCGTTCTTTACTACAGATGGAAAAGAATAGCAGGGAGCGCCTTTACTACGGAAATTGGGAGTATGACGACGACCCGGCTACACTTATTGACCAAGAGGCAATTTCGGACTACTTCAGACCCGACCACCTCAAACAGGAAGGCGATAAATACCTCACCATAGACGTGGCCCGGAAAGGTAAAGACAGCACGGTGTTCCGTGTGTGGCACGGCAAAGTGTGTATCTACCGGTTATCACTACCCAAAACACTTATACCCGAAATAGCCGAGAGGGGTAAAGAATTACAGCATAAATACGGCATACCAAACTCGCGCACCGTGGTTGATGAGGACGGGGTCGGCGGCGGCGTAGTGGATATAATGGGTTGTAAAGGGTTTACCAACAACTCATCACCGGTCGGCGAAATAAACTACAAATCACTTAAAGACCAATGTTCCATACGCATGGCCAAAGCGATACAGGCCCGCAAATACGGGGAAATCAGCAACAATGGGACTGTAAAAGACTTAGTTGCTGAGGAAATGGAACAGGTAAAGGTGGCCAACATCGACGACGACGGTAAACTGTCCGTAATCAAGAAGAAAAAAGTAAAAGAAAATATCGGCCGGTCCCCCGACGACTGGGACTCCATAATGATGAGGGAATACTTTGAATTGGGTCACACAACGGCGGCATGGCTGCACAGTTACGACAGGGTAACGCACGTATCGCCGCTGGCTGTATACCAACAAAACCAGATTGTGTACGTATCTGTTAACTTTTCGGGACTGAGGCCAGTGCTGTTGCTGTCCCACAGGGGCGAACCCGTCAATAAGCGGTACGGGTACATTCACTATTTCGCGGAGCTGGTGGCCGATGCCGATTGGACGGAACAATTGGAGCGGATATGCCCGCTACAGTCCAAGCACCGGTTATTTATGGTTACCGGCGGTTCCGTGGCGGGTAAGGCTGATTTATTGGGAGGGGCCAGCAACGAACAGTGGCAGACGTTCATGGGAACGATGGGTATTTCGTGGAATCAGGTAAACATAAACCGGGCCAACGTAAACATGGCGGGCAACAGGTCCCTGTGTAATGAGGTTTTTGCCCGATACGATGAGATACTGATAAACACGGCCTGTACGGGTCTTATTTCGGACCTCGCCAAGGCAGATGCAGACTCGGACAGTAAAATAGTGGGTCATGACCCTACGGACGGGGGTGTCGGCGCGTATCTGGACTGCATCCGCTACGACCTCGCCGCTTTCAATCGGAATTTCCTGAATATGTAAACTATATTGCAGAGTTCATTTTATTCCACGCGGGATAAAACGAGACTAAAAACAAGAAAATAAGGTAGTTAAAAAATAAACTATTTTACAAATTTAGCCGCCAATAATCCGCTCCACTAAATCATTAGTATAGTTCTGCAAATCCTCCCGGAACTCGGCCAGTTCCTTTTTGGTGGGCCTGAACGCGCCGGGGTATTTTGAAATCAACCCGTTTATCTTCCCCGATGGGTTTGAAGCATCCAAGCGTATCTGGTGAAATACCCTTACCTGTCCGTTTTCTTTCCTTACGGCCACTCCCGTGCCGTACGCCCGTGCAAGGTTGCCGAATACCCGCAGGTTGACGAACGCCGGTTCACCTATCGTCCGTTTGAAGTCGGCATAGCTTTGGAAATAGGAGGTCTTGCGGGGCTTGCCGTTTTTAAACTGCGCACCGCCACCGTTCTTGCCTTTTAGCGGAAACTTGCGCACCGAGTCGGCCGGGTTTACGTAGAGAGGCTTTGATGAGTACCTTCCCGGGGCACCGTCCGGTCCTACCCCGCCCTGTTCAAAAACACGTATAGACTGATTGCGCACCGAGTTGGATACGGCAAAAAACATGGGCTCGGAATCCTCCAAAGCGTCAGCCACCTTCCTCATTTGGGATATTAACTGCTGGGGTGAAATAGCCATAGATTTTTTCTATATTTGTCTTCAAATGTATAGATAAATACCGCATGCTTGAGCAGATAGTCACATACGTAGCCGGGCGTATTAAAGCCACAAACCAGCTTTCGCAGGTCAACGGAATGGCCGAGCTCATTTCCGAATCAAGCCAAGACCCCAACGCGCGCAAGGTGTACCCTGCGGTATACCACAACAAAGACAACATGAAGCCCATTTCCCTTTCCGATTACACGGCAGGGGTCTGCTTTTTCCTGCGTACGCAGTCCGACAGGATAACGGAAATAGAAAGCAAGCGCGGGTGCGACCCGTACGTAAGGGGCAGTTATTCCGTGGCGCTCTACTACATGAAGCGCCGGGAATCGCAGAATGGTGTGGATTTATTGGAGTTCTGCATGTACAAAAACACCTTCCTCAACAACGAACAAGACCTGCGCGAGTCGCTGAACGTAAATGTAATTAAGTTGTCCTCTTCCACACTCTCTACCGATTCGGCCCGCAATGCTGCGGAGATTTGGCAGGGCATGGACATCAGACTCCCTGTTGATTTAGTTCTGCATAAGATGGAATTGAACTACACCGCCCAATATTACCCCAACTGTATAACTTCCTGTTGTTCATGAGTTGCCAAGACTGCAATAATTGTGTAAGGTTTAAGTGCCTGGCCCTCCCCCAATGTCCGGGAGATGAAGATGTGTTCACGCTAGATTTGGGCACCGTTGAGGGCGTCAGCAATGACTACAATGTACACTTCGCCAACGACAGCAACGGAGTGGTACAGGTTATTTTGGGCAGTTCCGATGCCCAAGGGTTACTGACGGTGGAACTGGACGGCATTATACCTTACCTGACCGATAAAACAACCTTTACCGTATGGGTTACAGCGGTTGACGGGCAACTGCACGACAATGTACCGTTTGATTACGGGGCCGAAGAGCCCGCCACCTGTGCAACGGTAAGTTTCGAGAAGGTGTTCGGGGTTGACGGGTTTCCATTTAACATTTTAGAGCAAATACTGATTGTATGATAACATTAGGAGACTTCTGCATATGGCCTCGACGCACAATAGATGTACCAGAGGGTTTAAAAAACGTTGTTTTAACTGAAACCTACACCGCAAAAACAAATTCATGGCACATATACGGGCCATACTTTCCCGATATTGAATTAAAACCATTATCATGCTAATATTCGCCGAACTTATTCTACTCGCCTTATGGTGCCTCGGCCTGCGTATTGCCACAGGGTCGGGCATGATACTAGAACACCCGCACGACTGGGCCGAGACTCACTTACCTAGCTGGCTCTACAAACCGGTTATCGGCTGTATTTTCTGCATGGCTTCGGTGCATGGTATCATTATCCATGCCGGGGCATGCCTGTTGTTCGGGGCCGACCCGTTTCTGCTTCCGTTGGTTATCGTCTGCGGGGTTTCACTGAACGGGTTTATTCACTACCTGTTTGAATTATTGGAATCATACGGAGTAGACGAATCGGTGCCGTATGTGCAGTTACCTGTGTTTTTTCATTCCGACAACACAAAAGTACTTCACGACCTCGATTTGGAATATGACGATAAAGACTTAGAGGTAAGGGAAATGACATTCGTTTCCGTAGGGGCGCTTGAGCCTTGGCAAACGGATGCGGGCGAAACGCAGACATTAATACACGCTAACGGTTCTACCTATCGGTGTCCGTTGAATCCCGAAACAGTTCAGATACACATCAGGAATTTACGCGCATAATGGAAAATCAAACATTTAAAATAGGCCGCTTTTTGCGGTTTGAGTGCCGGCTGGAAGGCTTCCCGTACCGTTCGGCATTTGTACGAACGATTTGGTTTATGGGCATTAAGGTGTTTGCATCACATACTAAAGTGCCCGCTTATTGGAACAATGGCAAGGTGGAGTTTGACGATAAAAAAGAAGCAACAGGCTGGGAAAGGCTGGCCCATTGGGCAGACCCTACACAAAAAAGCAGGATTGAGGCTGAGCGGGAGGCCCATAAGGCGACCAGCGAAAGGTTCTGGAAGCGGAACGAAGATTACAATACGTTGTCCATTGCTGCGCTTGAACTGCGCCAACAGGTAGACGACCTCACCGCCAAAACCCACACCATACCCCAATGGCGCGAACTCCTTGAATTCGCTTTTGAACTGGACGGGCATCAATACCACCGGTTCCCCAACCCTTCCGATTTACCCCTGAACCGCTACGAGGTATTGCAGCCGCTCCTCATCCAACTGGATAACAGATTAACCAACGAAGAGTTGCGGCACCTCACGGGCATCTGCAAAAAATCATTCGAGGGCGCCATTGCATCGGCCAACGCCGGTAAGCGTATGGAAGGCCTTCAAAAGGCGATGTGGGCTGTGCAGGAAATCGAATCCCGCAACGAGGTGTTGATGTTTCACCCGGAGATACTGTGCGACATCGCGGCACTGTTCCTTATCCGTGACGATGAGGAACCGACCGTTATCAACGAAGAGGTTCACAAGGCAAAGAAACAAGCATTCCTACTCCATGGAGGGGAAGTCGCTTTTTTTATGAAACTCGGGGTGTATTCCCTAATTCAGGATGCGGAGAAATTCATCGACAAGTGGCAAGGGCATTGGGACAGGCACAAAAGCCAGACAAAGACCGCCCTTCGGACTTATCAAGAAATTCATTCATCGGTAAGCAGTGGGCCTGGTTAGAAAAATTCACGGACGACCTTGTGATATTGGTAGGCGGTGTAGTGGAGTCGATAGAATTCAAAAAGAGGGGCACCGTGGCGGATTACTGCGCGGCTATACGCAAGAACCGGCGCGATAATGAGATGAAGAAATGAGCGATAAAGTACAAATACTGGTTGAGTACGTTGCGGCAACCGACAAGTTCCGGCAGGAAACGGAAGCGGCCACCGTGTCCGTGGATAAACTGGACAAATCCACCAAAAAGGTGGGTGACGATGCAAAGGTGGCCGCGACCAAAACGCAACAGGCCTCAAAGTCTGTGGTGCAGTCGTACCAGCAGGAGGGAAAAGCCGTTGACGCACAGGCGGCGAAGGTTAAGGGGCTTGCCGTTACCACCCAGCAGAGCGCCGCTGCCCAGCAAAAGGCGCTTGCTTCCACCGGGAGCCAGTTCACCAAAATTAAAGACCTCGCCACGCAGTTGGGGCCGGCCATCGGGGTAGCCTTCGGTGTGCAGCAGGTAATCCAGTTCGGAAAAGCCTCGGTCGAGGCCTATGTAGACGCCGAAAAGAACGCCACACTCTTACTTAACTCACTACAGGGGAACGAAGCCATACAGCAGCGCCTGCTCAAACAGGCCTCTGACTTCCAGAACACCACCGTTTACGACGACGACACCATTATTAAGGCTCAGACATTCCTTGCTACACAGGGCCGTACCGAAGAGCAGATAACCAAACTCATAAAAGCAGCCACCGACCTTTCGGCGGTTACCGGGGACGACTTGCAGACATCCGTGGAAAAACTGGATGCCACCTATGAGGGCAGTATCGGCCGGTTGGGGAAACTGGACGAACGGTTTAAAGGGTTGACAAAAGAGCAGTTGGCCAACGGCGCGGCAATCGACCTCGTTACCGAAAAGTACGCGGGTTTCGCGGAGGCCGTGGGCAATACCGAGGCGGGTAAAATAGCCAAGGCGCAGAACCAGCTCGGGGAATTTCAGGAGTTCATCGGCGGGCAGATACTTCTTTCGGTCGGTGATTTGTTCGATGCGTTCAACAGCGGCAGCGTAGACGGGTTCCTTTCAAATATTGATGAACTGGAAAGCCGTCTCAATCCGCTGGGAATGGGAATAGGCGGTCTTATATCCGGCTTTGACAACTTCAATAAGGCCTTGGGCTTTATACAGGACGGTAATTACGAAGATGCGCTGGAGCGTATAGGTGTGGGAATGCTGGACATTGTTTCGGCGACCAACCCGGCCATAGGCGCCATCCGGTTTATCGGCCAGCAGACCGGCGTTTTCTCGGACGAACTGAGCGAAGCCGAGCAGATACAGGAGAGGTACGTGGCAAGGCAGAGCCAGTTTACCAAGGCTGTTACCGAGGGCGGCGAGGCGCTGGAGATTTTCTACAAACGCGCCGCTGAGGTGCTGGGTGCTACCCGGGAAGAGTTTGACGAATATGTGGCCGCCGAGCGGGTAAAACTTGGCGTGGACAAGGAGGATAACAGGCAGACACAAGAAAAGATTACCCTTTTGCAGGCATTATCCAACGAACTGCGCGGGGTGACCGAAAAGGTACAGAACCAGGTTGCGGCCGGCGGGGTTATCCAGCAGGCCGACGTTGACCGGGTAATTGAGTTGGAAAAACGCCTTAAATCGGCCTCGGAAGAGTACACCAAACTCATACAGCGCACAAGAGACCGCACCGGGTTTAATGCAACGGCGCAGGTGACTGTTGAGCAGACAGGCCAGTTTGATATTAAGCCGGCAAAAGATTATGCCCAAGAATTATTTGAGATAAACGAAGATGCCGGCGACCGCATACTAGACAACTTCGTTAAGACAGAAGAGGCTAAGCGGGAGCAGATTCAAAAAACCGCTGACGAACAGGCGAAAGCCGCACAAGTTCAGGAGCAGTTCACGATAGATACATTAAACAGTGTTGTGTCGCTAGCGGGCCAACTGAACGATATTATAGCCCAAAGGCAAATACAGGACATTGATAACACTAAGAATGCGCAGATAAAAGCCGTTGAGGAATCAACCCTTTCCGAAGAAGAAAAGCAAAAGCGCATATCTGAACTGAATAAAAAAGCCGCCCAAGAACAATACCAAATACAGTTAAAACAGTTCAGGGTATCTCAGGCCCTGCAAATTGCAAATGCAACCATACAGGGTGCCCAAGCGGTAATTGCGGCGTTCAGCTCGGGAGCGGCTATTCCTATCGCCGGCTTGGCGGTAGGTCCGGCTTTTGCGGCGGTTGCAGCAGCATTGGCAGCGGCCCAAATAGCAATTATCGCCTCGCAGCCCGCACCCTCAGCCCCCGCCTTCTTTCACGGTACCGACTATGTGCAGCGCGGTAAAAACAAGCCGGGCCGGGATACAATACCCGCATTTCTCAACGAGGGCGAGGCGGTTATCAAGACTTCCGAAAACAAAAAGTATCCGGGACTGGCCAAGTCGATAAACGCCGGTTTGCTCGGCGATTATGTACAAAGAACGTTCGCCGCACCGATAATAGAAGAGCATGAGAGAAAGCAGCGGGCCCGGCAGCAGAATGAACTTGCCGAGGCCATTGCCGTAAACCTTACATCAACAAAGTTCAATGACGGACGGTTGTTCGGGGGTATACTGGAATCAAACAGGTACCTCAAGGATATTTCGGGTGCTCTTAATAAAACACCAAAACGCAGAGGGTAATGATTGAAGTTTTATTAAATGGAGTTGCGGCCGTAAACCAACCCAATGGAGTATCTGAGGCAACCGAGCGAATGTTTTATGACCCGCTTTTTTTTGGATACCGCCAAGAGTGGGAAGCAAACCTTCAATTTATAGGCGAAGATTTTACCGCCCTTTACGAATTGTTCTCCGAAAGCATCTGCTCAGAAATAAGCGTTGAGGTGAGGGAAACAGATTCGGACACGGGCCCGTGGAGGTTGCTGTATAAGGGTTTAATTTATACCAACGATATTGAGTTTGATACCGACCGCAGGATTGCAAAAACGCAGGTTATTGACGACGGATTTGTCGCTCGCATCCTTAACTACGCCGACCTGCCTATAAATCTATTTTCTTCTACCACCAAAAATGGAGAACCTGCATTAATCACCACAGATACAATAACAATAGTTGACCATTTAAACGCCGCTTACAATCGCACTGTAATAACACAGTTTGATGTCCTTGACTTTTTGGTCAGGTACCTTACCGATAATGCTATGGTGCTGGATTCGGAGTTGTTGACTACCGCGCCGGCCAATAAATATTTTTTCACCTCGGGCAACGCCATAAGGAACGATAATTCGATTTTTCCTGAATTGAAGTTCGGGGAAATACTGAAAGACCTGTGCCGCCTTTGGTGTGCCAGATGGGTTATAATTCGCGAATCAGGTCAACTTAAGTTCAAGTTTGAGACTCTGCAATATTTCACCGGGTCGGCAAACTACGAATACATAAACGATTTTGCCGGATTCTCTATAAAATCAAACGATGCGGTTTTGGTTTCCGATTTTACTTTCGGGAGTTTCAAGCAGACGAGTACCGATGCGGACGACTCGGATACATGGCTGGTATCAGAATTGCTGCAACCGTGGTCGGCTCACACGGAGAGTAACATTTCTGCGGACGGTAACTGTGCGGTTCGAAATACGCTTAACCTGTCCACAACGCGAATAGTTTATGATACCAATACAGTATCAAACGCGCTGAATTCAGGGACAGACAAATCCTTTGATGAGGATATATTTTTAGTCAACGCAAGCGCTGATGTATGGTATACCAATACGGGGCCGTCAACACCGCTGAATAATTTCGACCTTTTGGTATCAAGGCAACTGAGCAGATGGCTTGCGGAATTTTGTTTTACTTACCCCATAAGTGCGTCCGGCTGCGATAGCCAGTATAATGGAAGTGAAGATAGCGTAATATTATCCAGCCCGTTGGCCCTTATCATTAATACGCCTGTGGTCCCGGGTTGTTTTTGGACGGGTGCCGACCTTATACAAAATGGCAACGCCTATGGATTCACCGTGGAATTATATCTCGAAATTGAATTCAGCTTGGACGACAACCCCCCGGGTTCCGGAACTGTCAGTCTCACTTTAGAATACCTCTCAAACAATTTTATCAAGCCTTATACAGGATGGACTAACGTAGGCTCAACCTTTGGTGAATATGTTACAGGTGTCACGACATCATACACTATAGGAGACACTGTTATTTACTCAGGTGTGTTTAATAATATTGCTCTTGACCCTGAAATACCGCTGATAATAGAAGCGCAGACCAACGGTCCCATAGGCATACTGACGGCGAACAGTTTCGTAAAGATTTACCACAACTCTTACCAATCATTTTCGGGAAATACCTGCAAAAGACCCTCGTACGAAGTATCGGCGGAGGGCTATCTTTCCCCTGCGAATGCTCGGGCTATACGAAATTCAAGGTTTGATAATTATGTGATGCCTAACACATTCAGGAACTATACCGGTACGATATTTGAATACCAAAGAAACGTTTCGAGCGGAAAAACATCAATTAAGTTGACCGCCAAAAACGCATAGTATCCAAAAATCAATAATTTTACCAAAAACACACGGCATGAAACAACTATGTACCCTTATTGCGGCGCTCCTGGTGTGCGCCATCTCTTACGCCCAGATAGACACCACCACATCGGTGGTTATACGCAAGGCGGACCAAATGGAATTTGAGCACAGAATGATGTACGCCGGCCAGTATCAGCAGGTATCAGGCGTGACCATGATTCTTGGAACCGTTTTTTCTGGGTTGGGTACCGGCCTTATGGTGGCCCACCTCAAAACAGGCAAGCAGGGCTATGCGCTGGGCGCTTACGGATGCTTTGGTGTGGGTGGCGCCCTTCTGATAACCTCGGGCGGCTTCAAAATAGCCCACGGCTACGAAATAAAAAACATGAAGCTGAGGTACGGGCCCGGAGAATATACCTACCAAAAACAATAACCACACAAGCCCATATGAATGACAGAGAAAAGTTTGAGGCGCACATGCTGATGCTAAAAAAGCGTCAGCGCGAAAAAAATATGCAAAAGCTAATTATTGCAGGAGCCATTTTATTGGTTGTGGGTATATTCATTGTTCCTAAACTAATAAAAAACGGCAGGTCTTCCACCACAGTTATTGAGCATGCGGAAACGGTATTCAATAACAGTAAGGACAGTTCAGTGTCACAGGTTGTAGACCATTTGGGACGGAGGCACGAAGAATACAAGCCAATAAGCTGGGGCAATGTACAAAAGGGTAATCCATCTAGCGGATATTTTTATTTGGTAACCCACAAATATAAGCACAGGGAGAAGGGTGAAAAATGGCAGAATGAAAGCAAGGTGTTTTATCTCTCAAAAAACGGGAAAATAGTTAGTGAAAAGGATTATGACCTATAGCCACCCAGAATATGCGCCTACCTCCAAAGCAGAAAATAAACGGCCATGAAAACCACCCGAAAAGTAGAAAGAAATTCTTATTTTTGTAGCCACTTCTTATAGATGCAACATTGATTATCTAGAAACCCGTCTGCAAACGGGTTTCTTTTTTTATTACCTTCGCTATAAATAAAATCTATGCCTTTTCAGGAAAGTATAAGGCCTTTAAAGTTTGACAAGTACGGCATGCAATCCTATGTGGATTGGGAAAAGTACGAGTGGAACAACCGCATTAAAAGATGCGGCCGTATTGATTTGGAGCATTGCCAGAAGGTAGCATTTACCGACCCGGTGGACAGATTGCAGTTCAAGCCCAACTTTACCGGCGATAACCTGCTCGAAACAACACACGCCTACACGGGTGAAGTAGATTCCGTTTCGCCGGGGTTCGTGGTGGCCACGGGAATAGGTAACAACGCTTCAACGGGTAACCTTCTCTATGCGGTGGGCGGCGCCAGTACCATTATCACCGGTGTGCCCGATGCCGATACCGTAGCTGTCGCCGCCGATGTATTTCTGACCGGTGATGAAATTTACAGGTACAACTACGTAGCCTCCGGCACCGAATGGATGGTGGAACAGGCGAACGGTACCATATTCACAAAATCATCTTCGGGGGCCTCTTCCCTTGTATCTGTTACGGGCATAACCGAAATAGACAAGTGGTATTACTTCCGATTTGAAATAACCGGTTATATATCGGGCGAAATGAACCTGACAGGCGTTTATCAGTTTCACACTTTTGATACAAACGGATTCCACGAGGTATACGTAAAAGCCAATAACACCAACATCGGTTTTGTGTGCTCGGGTACGCAGGATTTTGTCGGCTCCATACGATTGGATTCATTTGAACTCTACGCCGTGAATACCGAAGAAATAGGCGTTACCATGGACGTTATGGGTAACGTTATCGATTACGGGCCTATACCGTTTGTTGAAGATGCGCTGGAGTCAGGGGTTTTTATGGCCGATATACCCCTGACCTGGGGTGAGCTCTTGGGGGAAGAATGTCAATGCTTCCATTTTTCTATTTTTTCCTCGCCCTGTTACACCAAGAACCAGATACAATGGGAAAAGGATACTGAGTGTTGGGATACTGACGAGGGTATTACAGTGAACTCCGGTGCACAGTCGCTTATTTTTGAGAACGCGGCTGACGGCGCGCAGGCAGATTACACCTGCGACTTTACCTGCCCGATAGTGTGCGGGGAAGAGTACATAATTTCTTATTCCGTATCCGGGTATGCCGGCGGGGCCGTGGATATTGTTTTTGCCGGCGGGGTTTTCATCGCGGACGGTCCCGGAGATTACAGCTTTAACTTTACGCCGGGCGGTTCGTGTATCGGGCTGGATACTTTCTCGGTTACCGCAGTTGACCCGTTTGCCACAACGGTTACGCTCACTCTCGAGGCCATCACGATAACAAAAGTACCTGTAGGGGTCGATGCCGATTTGGTTTCGGAGCGGTTCTGCATGTGTGACGAACTCCCCTGCGAATTGGTTGTTGATTACAGGCACCGCGAAAATATTTACGGGTTTGCCTACGAAGGCGAAGAATTGATTAACCACCGGAACCGGCTGAGATTTTGCGGCGAACTCACTAAGTCGGCCATGGTCTCAAACGATTACCAGGTTTTCAAATCTTCGCCCGGTTGGTATTCTACCGCCTATGCAAACCTGGACGAAGCCGAATATCTGGAAACGGAACTGATGCCGCCCTACCTTGCCAATGCACTTACCGTGGCCATGGCCCATAACGATGTATTGATAGACGGGGTTCCGTACACAATGAAGGAGTTTGCCCAATCTTCCGGGCAGGAAAACACCGAATTGGTGCAGGTGAATCTTCTTGTTGTAAAAAAGGACCAGACCGAAACATTTACCTACAGCGCATGACACTCAACTACACCATGGAGGGTGAAGCCTCCATAATTACCATAAAAACCGACCGCAGCCCCAAGCGGGGCGACCGGGTGATACTGCCGGAGTATGTCGTAAAAAGAACCTGGCCGGCTCATGTACCCGCCGCGTTCCGCTCATCATTCCTTGTGGATACCGTTACCCCTCTTTCGGAGGATGAATTCAACATTACACTCTCCCGCTGATGCCCACGTATTCCGAAACATTACGGGAGCTTACGGGCCGGATGGATTCGGTACCGGATGCTTACATAGCGGCGGTGAACAAAGTACAGACCGAGGCCTATAAGCGGATATTACCCCTGCTTGAAAGCCTTCAACTGGATCCGGTAACAAAACAGGTGCTGGCCAACGCCGAAAACTATGCCATTTCGGCACAGATAAACCAGCAGATGGATGCCATACTGATACAGTCGGGCATGCGTACCGCGATAACAGATTTTACTTCAAGCCTTGCGGAGCAGCGGGCGCTCACCGATACACTTTACCGTACCTTACTGGACGACCCGAGGCTGTCTTTTGCCGAATTTGATGCGGTTTGGGCCGCTTCAAGAGCGGAAGCGATAGGAACCGTATCTACCGGCGCTGTGGGTGTTTTCCGGGACCAGGTTGCCGGGGCGCTCAACAACTCCATCGGCTCATCCTCTACTTTCAGCCAAACGGTATCCTCCATACGCAATACGGTAACGGGTAATGCGGAAGTGGACGGGGCGTTATCGAGGTACGCCAATCTGTACGCAAAGGATTCATTTGCCATTACCAACCGTAAGTACGCCGAGCAGGTAAATAAAGCCTACGGTATAGAATTCTACCGGTACAGTGGAGGAAACAAGGACACTACAAGAGAATTTTGCTTAGAAAGAGCTGGGCACTATTTCCACAAAAAGGAAATAGAAAGCTGGGCCGGTAAACAATGGGCCGGTAAGAAAAGAGGCACCGACACAAACACGATTTTTACTTTTTTGGGCGGCTGGAACTGTAATCATTTTTTAGCGCCTGTGCCAGTGGATAAAGTACCTGTGGAGGTACTTGAAAATGCCATCAAAAAGGGATGGGTAAAAGAAAGCGAACTTCCGAAAAGGGTTAGGGGGAAATTAGGGTTGGAAGTTTAATCTACAATCCCCACCATCTTCATCACGCCATCAAGTTCGGACTGCAACCTTGCGGCTGTCTCGTATTCTTCCATCTTAACGGCATCTGAAATGGCTTTACGTAAGGCCGCTTCGTCTTGTTTTCTGGACTTCGCCAGTTGTCTGTCTTTGGCAGACCTTGATTTTCCGCATCTACACACAATACTATATTTTAGCCTCAATTCTTACCCCTATGAATAACATGTGGGGGCTACGCGCTCTTTTACTGTCAATGCGTACAGAAGAAATATCGAACCCCACTGACGGAAACTCGGAAGTCAAGCCTTTCATCAGTGCATTTATCCGATGCTGCGTTTCATCAATCCTGTTTCTCAGGACCTGGATTTGGTTAATTTGCTCTGTTGTTGACATATTAATGTGTTTTATCCTATTACGGTTCTGTTCGTTCCAAGGAACGGATTATACGTTGGCCAATTCATACCGTCCGTTATCGGGGTGCGCCATCAAGTAGTAAATATCAAACCACTCTACAGAGGACTCCATCGCAATGAAAGTTAATTTGTTACTGTGCCAAACACGGTATGTGTTTTGGTCAAAAGAAATACTTATACGGTCACGGTCTTTGAGTCCCGGTTCAAAAAAATATCCGTCTTGCTCAATCCAACCTCTTTTTGTTAGGTATTCAGGCGTTAGTTTCGTGGGTGACCTTACAATATGTCTGGCGATTATTATTTTAGCCAATCGCAGCATCCAATAGTTGATTTTATTTTTCATGGTATTGTTTGATTAGTTCGTTGATTTCGGGGAGGGAGAAGCCATCCCATTTCTCAAATCCATCAATAATTAAAGCTGCCAATGCATGTGAAGGTGAGTCAAATATTGCCGTATCCATGTAGTAATTGTCTGAGTGTTTTGCGTAGTAAGAAGACCTTCCGCCTTTTACCAGATAAAAATCATCTGGAAGCATCGCCAGCAGTTCGTCCGTGTCGAAGGCGGCGAAATCCTCTCTATTGTTTGCGCGGGGCGGATGGTCATAGTTTACATCCGCATACCATTGTGTTGACTTTTGCTCAACGCCCAATTCTTTCAGCCGCTTGGCTTGCTCCAATGTGCAGGTCTTTTTCATAAAAGCTATCTAATTTCTGTTTACGAGCCGGGTGTAGAACTCTTCAAAAGCTTATCCAGTTCTGAATTGGGTTGAAAACCCTTAATGATAGAGTAAATTACCTTCTCTTCCAGAAAACACTCCTTGTATTTAAGGATGGCTATAACATCGTCCTCACGGCGTCTTTTTACGTCAGTCCAGTACTGGTATCGCTCTGCCACGTGCTTGTGTCGCGCATAGGTCAACAGTCTTTTTCCGCTGCCGTTAGTTCCTTTTACTGCTTCCATTGGCTGTTATTCATCTTTTTTTTACAGTACAAATATAGAATATATCTATTTAAAATACGATACAAATAGACAAAATTTATATTACGGCCTTAACACGGTAGTTTTGTCCTATTCCAAACAAACAAGCGTATGTCACTTTTACCGTGTTCTACCGATATTCCGCCGTACGACCAGAACGTATGCGAGATTGAGAAATTAGCCGCCATTTCCCAATTGGCTTTTTTGAAGCCGGGCCAAACAACAATTACCGACTACACGAATGCCACACAATGGCAGTCGGCTATCGCAAACGGCGATGCGGTAATTACCGGCAAGCTTATGGCAGACCTGCCGGACGGTGCCCCTATCCAGATTGACAACAAACGTGCATGCGGACCCGCGCAGAAGCAGGTCGGCGTGGATTATACGTTAACCGTAATCGACCCGAACGTAAGCGCCGAGAACGATGCATTTTGGACGGGCATCAACGGCAAAACCTACACTGTGGTTCCTTTCTACTGCGAGGAAAACGAAATCCGCGTACTGGAAACGGTACAGGTTTCCGCACGTATTCCCCAAGCCGTGGGTAACGGAAGCGACACCCAGCACTACAACGTTACACTGTCTTGGCGCTACGGGAACGACAATTTCGGCGAACTGCTGAACGCGCCGGCCGGCATCTTCGGTTAAAAAATATTATACATGGCAGGTACACTACTGATGGCTATCGGCAACGCGGTTTATGCGCAATGGGCGGCTAACATGGCCGTTTCATTGAAATACCATAATCCCGGAATGCCGATAGCCCTTGTGGTGGATCCTGCATGTAAGGCCCATCTTTCCAAAGAAGAACTTGGTTTGTTTCACAGTGTAATTGACATCAACCCGGCGCATTGTACCGTAAGCGGAAACTTTGCGCCGGGTTATGCCAAACTTCACATGTACGACTACTCCCCCTTTGAGGAAACAATCTACCTGGACGTTGACGGCCTTTGCATAAAACCCCTCTCAGGTCTTTTTGAACTCTGCTCAGGTAAGCAGGTTGCCTCACAGGTAAACACCGTATCTACGGAAGAAAACGAAGTATGGCCCTGCCAGTGGATGAGCCTGCCGGACACGCGGACAGTTTACGGATTACCCGAAAAGTTCAACCTGCCGGAAATCAACAGTTCGTTTATGTACTTCAAAAAGGGCCCGGCGGCAGAGCGGTATTTTGACGTTGCTAAACAATGTCACCTGCCGGAGTACCAGACTACATGGGGTAAATCATTCCCCGATGAACTGGCTTTCAACGTTGCCGCTGCGCTCTGTGATGAAGACCTTAAAATAAGCGACGATAAAGACACCCCGGTAAAGTTTAAGATGTCCGAGCACGACATCAGCGCACTGCACACCCATACCTACGCGATAGGTCTTTACGGAGCCAGCAGCAACGACATGCTCAAGACCTATAAGAACTACGGAAGGTACAGCCTTAAATATTGGGCCGCGCTTATGGGAAGAACTTGTCCATATAAGTACCATCACATGATGGCCCGCAAATTCGTTTTGGGCGGGCGTCCTCTGGTGGGTAAAAGGTTTACAATTCCCGAACCCGTCAAAATAAGCGTTCCTGAAAAACCTAAATCCGACAAATCCAAGCAAACCAAGAAGAAAACAGCTGATGCCTAAGTCTAAAGTTACCATAATCAGCTATTGCAAAGGCCGGCTTTCCCAATTAAAGGACTGCCTGCCCACCTGGATTGCCCTTGAGGGGGATAGCGATATTCTTGTGGTAGATTATAACTGCCCGGACGGTACCGAAAAATACATCGACAGTCTTAAAAACAAAAAGGTTTCCTGTTATAAAGAACCCGTTTCAGAGGGATATTGGAACCTCAATAAGGCCCGTAATGCCGGTTACCGACACGCAGACGGTGATGTACTTCTCTTTTTGGACGCCGATACCGTTTTGGAGCCTAATTTCCTGTCTGATGCCCTCCAAAAACTCAAACCCGGCGCTTTTGTAACCGGGCTCACCTCGCCTCCGTGGAACGGATGCGGATGTATGCTTATCTACAAAAACGACTTTGAACAGGTAAGGGGTTATAACGAACTGATGGAGGGCTGGGGCTATGACGACATCGACATGTACGAACGCCTCAAAGCCTCGGGGTTGGAGCAAAGTTTTTTCGAGCCTTCGCTCATCGTGAATAACACGCACGAATCACGCAATGCTTTCCACGCTGATATTGACCAATACGAAACACTTGGAAAAAACAAGGCAATTTCAGACTCGAAGGCCTTTAAATCTGTAATTCCCACGGGTATGCACATAACATTCTACAACTCGGGTATTGACCCGCAGGTACTCGCCCACCAAAAGGCGGTTTTTGAACACTTCGGCATCGAAATCACACAGGTCCTTACGGAACTTCCCCACGGGGAAGCCATCGACCACTGGTTGAACAATAACGAATTTTCCCGCATCCACATCTGGGATGTAGACGCCATTCCCACAACTTCGGAAATTCCCACCGACCCCAAAAAGTTGTGCGGCATCGCACAACAGGCTCACCACATTGAAGGAAAGCCCATTTATGTGGGTGTGGCCTACATCACCTTTACCGAAACCATGTGGAAGAAATGGGGCAAGCCCTCTTTTGCCCCGACTGAAACCAACGATACCGGCGGTGAAGTCACCCTGGCCGCAGGTGGTTTTGAAAAATGCAAATCGATTTGGCCCCTGCATGTAGTTCAACCCAAATGGGATTTGGGCGAAAACTCCACGTTCGGCTTGGGTACAACTTACCAGGGCGGTATCTACCATGCATTTGAGGTAAGGCTGAATAACGGGCAGATGTTTATCGAAAAATGCAAGGAGGTGCTAGGTGGATAATAACCCTCCAAAAGAGTGGAACAGTGAACCCGAGGTGGGTTGGTTTCTTGCCGGGCTTATCGCAATGACCGGCGCAAAAACCGTTTTGGAGGTGGGCGTATTTGAGGGTGAAACTTCCATCGCGCTCATAAATGCACTTCCCAAGGACGGATACTTTGCGGGTATCGACATTGAGGACTTTCGCACCGCAGATGCCAAAAAGGCCTATTCTGCAAAGGGTAAGTCCATTGATTTTATACTCGGTGATTCCATTTTGGAACTGCCCAAGCTCACCCGAAATCACTTCGGCCTGGTTTTCGTGGACAGCGCCCACCATTGGGAGCATATTCTGCCTGAATTCAAACAGGTGGAGCACGTATTGACCCCCGGCGGCCTCATCGTTTACCATGACGGCATACACATGCCCGACGTGGTGAGGTTGATGGATTACGCAGAACAATACGATTACTCCAAAATCACGCTGAACACCCCAGAAAAACGGGGGCTCACCATACTTAAACGTAAATAGCCATGAAAAGTAAATGCTGCGGCCGGCCCACAAAGCCAAGGACTAAACCAACAAAGCCCACCAAATAAGTGTTGCCTGCGGGAGAAATATCAACCATCTGTGCAAACGCCGCATTAAAAATGATGTCGGCCGATTGGCGCGTACCCGGTTATACCGAAAAGAAGAATTTCGAGTACGAGAGATGGTGTGAGCGGCTTCCGGATATAAACCCTGTTTATGCCGAAACCGTAAGGCACCATTTCGAAGTAGCCATCCACGCAGAGGCTAAAGTATTCCCATACGAGGTACTGCGGACAAAAGCACCCAACCAGGACCCCAAAGAGTGGGATTACCAATGTGGGCTTTACGTGCCCTATACCCGCTCTACGTGGACGCGTGCGCTCAACAAAACCAAGGTAATAGCCAATAAGCAGAACTATTCCATAACCGGCTGGGACCCTGAGCAGGAAAAATACTTCTACAGGGATTACCCGAAATATCATTCGCTGGAGTCTTATTTCTTTGACATTGTACGCGAGTCCAAAATAAACTACCCCAACCAGTTAATGGTTGTGGAACCTTTGAGGATACCCGTTAAAATGAACGGCGAAGGAAATCTGATTCCGGACCAGAGCGTTGATATTGAACCCATCGTAAGACTTATAAAGGAGCGCGATGTCATTTTTCATTCGGAAAACCACCTGAGCATAATCGCTGACGGCAAAGTACGTTTTGAAAATGCCGACTACGTAAAGTTCAAAGCATACGACCGCACTTCCATTTATGAAGTTGTACCCACGGCCAGAACATCCGAGGGGCAGATTGTCTACACGGAAACCGAAATCTACCGGCATGACTGGAATTACGTACCGTGCAGAAAGCTGGGCGGTAAGCCCAAGGAGATAGACGGGGAAATTTTCTACGAAAGCGTTTTCTCCGGAGCACTTCCCGACCTGGACGAAGTGATACGGCTTTCTTCAACCCTTACCATGGTGTTGCACGCCAACGCCTACCCCGTGGCCATCCAGCGGGAGCGTAAATGCACCGTTGTGACCGAGGGGCACATGTGTAACGGAGGGTTTGTCTGGAGTCCGGCAAGGAGCGAACGCGTGGCTTGCCCCGGCTGTTCCGGAAGCGGCAAAGGGCCGACAACCGTATTTACCGTACCGGATAAAATGGACGGCGACCCGAGTAAGTTTATGCCACTCGGCGAAGTGCTGGCCTACGTGGCGCCCACTCCGGATACCATACAGCCGCTGGATGAACAGATAGACAAAAAAAAAGAAGGGGCCTTTGCCCACATTTTTAAGTCTGCCGAGAAAATACAACAGACCGCCGAAGGTTCGCACCTGGAAAAAGACGAGTACCACTCCTTCCTTGTGCAGTTCTCGAATGAATTTTTCGACCTGATGGAATTTGCCATTGAGGCCTGCGGATGGTACCGGTACCAGTCGGATTTTACGATGCCGAGCGTATCTAAGCCTACTACTTTCTCTTTCCGTTCACCGCAGGATATAACCACGGAAATTTCAGAGGCCAACACCTCAAATATGCCGCCTTCCTACAAAATGCAACTGATTGAGGAAGCGGGCAAAACCCGGTTCAATTCTAACCAGGATGCGGTGGATATGGTAAAAATGAGCATGGCTTTGGATGATTTGTGGGCAAGCACCTCAACTGAGTTGATACCATACGTGGGTAAAACACTAACCTATACGGACATCGTGATACACCAGCGGATTACCTCGTTCATCAGCCGTGCCTTTTCAGAGCACAAAGACTTTGAAACCATGGGCGCTGAAAAGCAGAAAGAAATCATTGAGGGTTATGCCGAAGAAATTATCAAAGCCATACCGCAACCGGCTGACCCGTTCTCGGTGGGTGCCATAGATGGGGGGGGGTAATACCCTTGCCGAATCGGTGGGCGGTCTTACGGGCATGATTGAGATTGCCAAAGCCGTAGCCGCCGGACTGTATGACCTGGATGCCGCCGTTGCGCTCGTGGCAAGCAGGTTTAAAATTTCAGAAGAAGAAGCGCGCAGACAGATAGGAACCCCGCAACTGAAAACGGTACAGGGCGACCCTAACATAACACAGGTTTAATAAAACACATATACGATGGCAAAAAAATTAATTGACGTAATCACCGTTGCCGCACCACAAAACGTGCGCAAAAACGGTGGGTACATACCGGCGAAGCTAGGCAAGACCGAGCCGGTGGCAGAAAAGTTCGAGCGTATGAAAATCACCCTCGGGAAGCAGGGCAAAATGCTTGTCTCAGATTGGCAGATTCAAAACTTCAAGCCCTACGAAATTGAAGAAAAAGATGTCTTACTGGGCCGTGAGCAAAAAGACTCCGTGGCCGACAAACAAATCGTGGAACTGACACAGGCGGCTAAAGAGCAGGAACTTCAGATAGAGGCTATGAAAAAACGGATAGCCGAGCTCGAGTCAGCGCCCCATGATGAACCTACGGTTAAAAACGAAGCAGACCTCGAAGCAGACAATAAAAAAACTGAACCGGTAAAACCGGCCGAGCCCAAGAAAGGAGGAGGTAAATAATGAGTGACCCCATAAAATATGAAGGCCCCGCGCTGGAGGCCATCAAGCAGGTATTGCCGGAGGTTGATTTTTCTAAAATCGAAGGTGATGTAACACTGGACGCCATCAATGCCCAAAAGGGAGAAGTGCTTATAACAAGAGAGGTTCATAAGCGCGAACTTAGTTCCACGGTCGGCCGCATCACAGGTGCCGGCAAAACGGTTTTCAGCCGCATCTTGGGCGAAAGCGCCAAGGGAAAAGACTACGACGAACTTTTGCCGCTGCTTGAGTCAAAGTACACAGAAGTAAACGACCGCATAACAGAACTGGAAAAGGCCACACCGGGGAGTCTCACCGACAAGGAAAAAAAAGAGCTGACCGAACTCCGTAAATTATCCGATGAGCAAAAGTCGGCACTTGCCGCAAAAGAGGAAGAAATTGAAACCGTACGCAAGTCGGCCAAAGAAGAAGCGGAAACAGAACGGCTCAATCACTCTCTGGACCGTGAATTTGAATCGGTAAAGTGGGTTGACGATGTAAGCCCGTTTGCGAAGAAGGGGCTGCGTATGGAAATGGAGTCCAAATATTCGTTTAAGCGTGAGGGTGACAAGATATTGGTATTTACCAAGGCGGGCGAAATCGTAAGAAATTCGGCCGCCACTGGGCAGATGGAAGCCAAAGAGCTTTTTGAGAAAGAGGCGAAAGAGGCGAAACTTTATAAAGTGAACGGGGCGCAGGCTCCAGGCACGGGAACTCCGCCGCCGTCCGGCAAGAATCTCACCCCCGAGCAGGTAAAAAGGCAGCAGAAAGTTAACGAGTATGCCGATAAGATGAAAAAATAACAGCGTTAAAAACGGGAGGAAAATAACACCTCCCGTTTTTATTTATACTTTTTCTTTTAAAT